CAAGAACTCCACCTTGATATGCATTTGTAGTTGTATATGCCAATGCATAAGTACTAACTACACCAGCACTATTTATTTTCTGGCCTACTATTGAACTATAAGGAATAAAATGTATATCTCCATTCGGAGCAACAACTCCGCCATAATAAGCCTCTGTTACTGTATACACCAATGCATAAGTACTGACTACGCCTAGAACACTTATCTTCTGACCCTTGTTTGCATAGTATGGTACAAAATAAATATCTCCATTTGACGCAAGAACACCGCCAGCATAGGCTGCTGTAGTCGTATATACCAAAGAATAAGTACTAACAACACCAGAACTATTTATTTTTTGTCCTCTATTTGCGCTTTGTGGAATAAAATGAATATCTCCATTTGGAGCAAGAACTCCACCTTGATATGTACCAATTCCACTTGTATATATTAACGAATAAGTGTTGATTATTGGATTTGAAAATAATGATCCAGTTTTTACACTTTTTATTATTGTGTTTTGAATTTGCAACCATGTTGTTTCATTTAATGATCCATCGTCCTCTTTCGGAATTACACTTTCATTTATAATGTTTAATTTTTCTGAAATCAAATCATCATAAAATACTCCTGACGTGTGACTTGAAATCACAACATATAACATTCCGGAATTGAAAATATAATCTCCAGCAATATATGCTGTTGCCGTTGCCCATGTTTTTATTCTGATTTCATAAAGCTCTTCATAGATGTGTTTTCTGACATCAACGTCACCAGACTCGCTTGCCCATGTTAATTTTTGGTCAATATTTCTTATCATCCCTGAAGTTATTGTTGTCGTTGCCGCCCCTACATCTATTTCAGCAATCTTGAACCATTCATTTGTTCCGGTGTATTCGTATTTATAAATCCCTCCAGCGGAAACACCGAATATTATAAATATAGCGTCAAGGCTTGAATCTGTTACGACTGGTTTAAGTGTAAATGTACTTTTTTCTCCCCATCCGTCACCAGTCAAAATAATTACATCTCCTGGTCCAGAGCTTGCCATGGTTCTTCCAACCGCTGCGTTGATTGCAGCAATTATTTCCGCCCTGGTAGTCGCTGAAGGAGTTGCCCCGCGACAATCTATTTCCTGGTATGACCCATCCTCTCCGTCACGGAGATTGATTAAATATTTTGCACTCAAGTCTATTGTGGTTGATATTGCAATTATTCCAGTCAATGTTCCCTGCGTTGCCGCTGTAGTATCAGTTGTTCCTGTTTTTTTCTGAACAGCGAGATAATGTTTTATATCTCGCATTATTGATTCATTGCTTATTATAACTCCCCCGGAGCCAGAGGCCACTTCGCCAACCTGGACAATATCTCCTTTGCTGGCGACAGACTTCACTTGAGCTTCTATTGTGTCAATTCGAGGCGATCCTGTTGCCGCGTCAAGAGTTATCGCTTGGGATGATGGTTGCAGGACAGGAAGAATGTCAACTGTTCTTTGAAGACAAGCTCCAGAAGGAACGCTTATTGTCATTCCAGAAGAAGGCTCTACGCGGAGTCCGCTTCCTATGATAAGCGCCTTTCCGGTATCGAATATATTTATTTTTGACAATACTCCCAAGTCTCTCGAAAGAAGAGTCCCGAGTCTTTTCATTACTTCATCGCTTTCTATTTTCTGTCCAGCGGTGAAATTCATTGTTCGTAAATCTCTCATTTTAATACACCTTATGAATAATTTATTTGCAGTATAACAGTGATCCCTGCCGCAACAATACTTTTAATTAAATTTTGAACTAATATTATTTCAATTGAAGTCGTATCCCATAGTGTTATTTTTATCGTAAAAAAAGACGAATCGTAATCCTCTGCAATCGCGGGGAATACATATATTGTTTCTGTTCCAAAAATCACATCCTCTCTCGCGTATACATCCGCAAATGAAAAATCAGCGAAAGCGCTGAATGTTTCGACATTCTCAATTACTGGTTCAATGCTTGAATATGGACGAAGGGCGAAAATTATTGCAGCATTGCTTACCTTCGGTTGCATTACTATTGAAATTGTCCTGGCAACCCACTCTGCATCTGATTCACTCCCAAGCCTTAAGCTTGAAAAGAAATCTTCAAGCTGATAAATCAAAAATTCTTGAGATGATTGATCTATGAAAATTTGTTTCATAAGATCAATACTCAATCTTCTTAAATATTCAATTTGTGATGCTATCATTCCAATATCAATATCGGTTGGAAGCGATACCAATGTCGGATTTACACCATTCTCATCACAAATCAAAGCCTTATACACAGGGTCATCGTGTACGTTGTAAAGAGCTTGAAGATTATTATTTATTCTATCTTGTATCATCTTTTTTTATATGCTTGCCGTTGAAGCTATTACCATTGTGACTGTTATCACCCCGCCTGTCCCGGAGCCGGTTTTCGGGAATTCCCCATCATTGATTACGATATCTGCTGTAGGAGATGTAACAATAATTTTATAAGCCGCTGCATTTGAATTTTTTCCAACCCTTATGATTTCATCAGTAAGAATATTTTGGCCTAATTGCCGAGTATTTACGTATTGTTCTATTGCAGTTTGAACATCTAATTTTATTTCATCGAGATCAACTGCAACGGTTGGAAGCCTGTAGACAGTAACGCTTATATTCACATCAACAATAACTGGAGTTGTGATATTATAATCTATTCCAGCGCAATTTTTTCCTGGATAATTTATCAAATCGTTGGGATCACCATAAAGAACTTTTTCTATTGATGCAATTAATGATGCACTCAATGATCCGCTTCCATTATCAACGATTATTGTATTTGTACCCTTGAATGGATAGGCGCTTCTCATTCCAACGGATCGTATTCCAGCTATTCCTTTTATGGCTGCAATAATTCCATATTCAGTCCCAGCATTTAATGCATTGACCGTTTCTGAAAATCTTATTCTCCTAGATTCATCCGTTTCTGCGTTCGATCCACCGCTGAAAGCACTATCATTGATACAATTTTCGACCCCTGATATTTGAGAATTTATATATCCTTTTCCGTTGGCGGTATCTACTGCATGAACAGAAATATTCCCAAGCGGTCCAGTATTCCCGACTTGAGAAAGCAACTGTACTCCGGACTCTCCAGCAAGGATCGTTCCGGAGATAGTGCTTACAATTTGCATGCTATTTATTGTAACAGAAAAACTTGGTATCGATATCGCTGCCGCTGTTGCAATCATTATATCAAAACCAAGAGTGTTCAAATAATTTTTTGTTCCAATGCATTCTTTCGCTGTATATTGATATAATAAATCTGAATCGATATCACTAACGAGTGTCGCACTCCAATTGGAGAGAGCATTTATCGCATTCACCAAATCACTTGTTTTTGGATATGTAGAATACGAAAGATTGAAATCATCAGAAGGAACTCCTGTTACTGAACTTGAAATCGCCGTTCCGCTCGATGTTATCAATGCAGACGATCCGAGGCCGTTGTATTTTATCCAAAGCGCCGGTTTTCTGTAAGGGCGGATATATCCTGTCGCTGCAATCGCCTCAAGTTTTGAAAAACCAAAACCCTCATACAGCGCAATTGGTATCGCCTTGTAGAGAGCTTCCTTGAAGCTCATTTGTATGCTGGAAATGATTTCTGAATTTGATTCAACAAGCGCTCTTGTTTTCGCACCTTCGTTGAAATCAGTTAGCCCGACCCCTTTTGATAAAAGATAAAGTCGATACATTTCATAAAGTTGTTCTGACGTGTATATTTTTAATATATCGGCCATTATACTGTAACCTCTCTGTTTTCTTCTGATCCTACAAAATAAATAGTGAATTGAGATGACAATACTTCACCATTCAATTTTAATTTACTCATATCCATTTTTACGGAATCCACCCTTGGATCAGATTGAATTTGATTGATTAGATCAGAAAGATATCTGTCTATTTTCACCAAAAGAGGGGAATTGCCATCGCCAATCAATGTTACTCCCCAATTCGGATTAAATACGTTAAGACTTCCTTTTTTATTCTCTGTTCTTTTTGTTATTCCTTCCATGACATTATCTATTCCGGAAATTTCAAGAATATCTCCGGTTGAAGATATCATTATTTTATTTTCAGAATCAACTGCGATATCGGACCCGTAAAGAAATTTTTGTATATCTGCTTGATTCGGCTCATAAACCAAATTATCATCTCCCCTGGAGATCAGGCTTGTGAGTAACGGTATTTTTATTTGTTTTCCGACAAGTGTTCCATCTATAAAATCATTTTCATTTATATCGTTTACTTGAAGAATATTTACAAATTTTTCCCCATCATTTAATTCTCTTGCCGCAATAATTCTTGAAGTATCTCCGTCGCGAACGGTATAATAATAAAATGTTATTGACCCTTCCACTTTATTTTCATTTATGCTGTCGAATTGTTCGGTTGTCAATGTGTAATTATCTGCATTTGATGCATACCTTATTTCGTCTTGTTTTACTATTGAATTCAAAATTCCATTTATTGATTCAGCATATAGTTTTATTTTTTGCAACGTGTTATAAAATGAAACAAGATTTATATCAAGAACTTCGTCAAGCGTTAATGTTCCTGCGATATATGAAGTTTGCTGGTCGGATGAAAGAAATATGGATAAAAAACCGCTAAAAGAAGCATCAAGAGCAATCATCAAATTAGAAACAAGAGTTGGAAGACTTGTCAATGCTGTTGATTGTCCGGATTGAATTGCCTGATTTTCGGTTGATATTTCTTCTATAATATTCTCTATGCTTATTGAATTTGAAACAAAATCAGAATTATATCCTATTTCGGCCTGGATTGTCGAAAATACTTCGGAGAAATTAAGTTGCTGAAGCGCCGAATTGGTCGTATCGACAAGTTCATTTGTTTGTTTTTTTACCTGAGTGACTTCAAGAGCTTTTTGGCCATCATCCGGCCTGTAGCATTCAAGGTCTATCGTATACATCACTCCGATATATTTTTCATCAGATTGACTTGAGCTAAAATTATTAACTCTGCAATACCAGTGATCGTCCATATCGTAATCATGAACAATCAGTTTCACTTCATCATACAAGACGCCTATTTTTTTTCTTAATTTGCTTGATAATTCTTTGTATAAAGTATGAACACTTGGGCTTAAATTTTGTACTGTTGTAGGAACATTCATTTTTGATTTTCGAGTCATCGTGTAATCACGATATCGAACAAGCATCCAGCGGAGTTTGAAAAATTCATTCAGGCCATCAATGGTGTTCGCAAGACCAGTGTTATCCCTGGCAATAGGGTTGTCCGGGCTGCCTACATAGGGGAAATACAATTCTCCAGAAATCATCATCGACTTTGTTCCATTCCCTGCGTCGATGATGTAATTTCCACTGAGCGTTGGTTGGGCTGTTGATCGTGTCGGCTCCTGCATGTCCTTCTTTTTCGGGGGACACATAAAAAATATTTCAGCTATTGTATTTCTGTTTTTATCGACGAATTCGAAGGAATAGAGTCCCGTGAGGGTGAATTGCCCGTAAAGTTGCTGGATTATGGTCGGCAGATTCACTATTATGTCACCTTATCAAATCTGCCTTATAGTTGGCTTATTATGATAATAATGGGTAAAATAATGATTTTTGTCAATAAATAAAAATGTTTAACTTTTTTTTAAAAAAGTGTTGACATTTACAAGATAATTTATTATTGTCAATTTATCTTAAAAGAAAGGAGATTCGAAATGAAAAAGATAGATAAAGAAATCCTTGAAGTCATGAACGGCCAAGAAATCATTTCCACCAATTACGAAGGATGTGTTATGGTAAAAGGAAAAGATGTAATCAGGAATGGCAAGGTGGTTGACGCTCTGACTACTGCAAAAAAGGTTAATGTTCTTTGGAAAGAGTTTTTAGAGCAAGAAGGAATTTAATTAAATCAATCAAAGAGGAAATCAAAAATGAGAATTAAAACATATTTCATGGTTACTCCAAAAGGATTTGCTAGTTCATTTTTCAAGAATAAAAAAGATGCAATTATACATGCTAACAAAGAATACCGATTCAGAAATTCAAAAGATGGTTATGACGAATATTGGAACAATCTCCCAATTAAAATTGAGCGGGTGATTGAGATAAAATTTAATAAAAATTATTAATCAGTAAGCAAAAGCGCCCACTTCGCTTGTTCGGCTGTGAGCGCTGCAATCGTTGCGGGATTCAATAACACAGGAGAACCCACCACGCAATTCGTTGTCACTAATCCTGAAATAACCGTAATTAAACTATCGATAAGCGTTTTCATCGATTGCGCTGCATTTTTTATTTGAATCAAAGCCTGAACGTCAACCACTCCCCCGAGACTCGATTCCATTTTTGCATCTGGAGCACTTACTGTTGCACTTATCGATCCTGTTAATTTCGCCAAAGAAGATTTCATTTCAGAGCTTACAAGAGAATTAAGCAATATGCTTGTATTGCTTGACACTTCGAAATCAGTCATTGCATTTATTGAAACGCTCCCTGGTAATTTTGTTGAGGGAAGTATCCCGGTATTTAAGCTAATAAATGATCCAGAAAAATGTCCAAGTATAACATCAAAATAATGATATCCTGAAAATGTCATCGGGAAAGTATAAGAACCTTCAACGAAAGTATTTCCTGCACCTTGATAGGGGAATTTATTTACTACAAATGGATTTGCTGAATTCCCGGACTCAAATCCAACGGCAACCATTTGTCCCGGAAACGGACCTTCATACAAGCCATGCATATTGCCAGTTATCGGATCAATAAATGCTCCCGGATAACCTACGTTCTTTATTACTCCTCCGCGAGCAAGCCTGACAGAAACGGTCGTCTGCTTAAATAATGGCTCCGGCTCCGGGAATAAAATTTCTCCAACCATCATTTGTGTCGATCCAACACTTTGCGAAGTAAAAATATTGCTGTCGCTCGATCTGACGTGTGTATCTCTTCCTATATTTTTTGCAACTTTTAATTGCTGCATTATTTTCCACCCTGCAAAGATTTCCTGAGATTCGCAAGCACCCTGTATTCCCCATCATACAACCCTGATTCGGGAGGAAGAATTTCAAAATCAAAAAGCAATAATGCTGTTTGCGCGGCGCTAGTTGGAAGAGGTATTCCTCTTATCAAATTAAGTGTTGTTGAAAATCCTGCGTTTTCATTTTCTAAATTATAACTATGAGAAAGACTATCGATGTAATATATTCCTATGTCACGCATGTTTTCCGGTTTTCTTCCATTTCTTGCTGGAAGATAAAGGCAATACATTCCTGGGCGAGCATAGGGAATTCCTCTTACAGTGACAGTCCCCTCACGAAATCGACTTTGATTTCTAAACCATACGGCGAGAAGATTTCCAAGTTCATTTTTTGACATTTGAAGAAACGGAATTCCGAACAAATTTTTGGAAGACCTTTCAAGCGGAGAAAATTCAGCGCCAAGGCCATTCAAATTTATACAATTTACGTCTTGAAACATTTCAATTATTCCAAATGTTTGTATTCCACCACTCGCAAATGGATTCAATGGTCCGACTGACTTTATCCCCCTATCAGTAACGTCCATCGCTCCGCCGCTCATTGACGAAGTGTATCTTGTATGGAATACTGTTCGCTGGTCAACGCAATCCATTCCCAAAGATTTATCATGAATCATTTCGTCTGTTATTATTATAAAATCTCCACCAGCAAGAAGCGCGATAGTTGAAAGGTCGAACGGTAGCGTATTTACCATATGTTGCGCATTTACAGTTCCTATTATTGGATTGCTGTAGGGAACAGAACGCGCAACCACGTAATTAAATCCTGGGAACAATAACGCTGGAATTCCAATCGGATCGGTAACGATTGTTCTTCCCCCGCTTTCGGTATATAATTCCATCCATGGATTCGGGACTAGATTTTTGATATAAGACCAAAGGGACTGCCCTCCACCACCTTGAGAATGAGTTTTAAACATTTGAACATTTGCAAACATATTGTTGGCAAATGAATAATTTGCAATTCCTCCGAACGGATTGCTTGTGGAAAGTAATCTCAATGAAAGAGGAAACCCATCGCTTGTTGTTACGTATCCAAGCAATGCTGTTGTTTTAAATGCATCTATAATCGCAGTCATCGCGACAGCAAGAGAGACGCCTTGCGTTGTGGCAATCGCTGCAATTGCCAATTTCAAAGAATCAGAAATTTGAGTTTGTATTCCATCAACTTCAATCGTATCGAGAGAAAGAGTATTATTTGTATACAAATTCCCAAGCTCATCGATGACAAGCGTGTAACTTACACTTTTGCTTTTATTAGTAACACTCGCGGAGCGTACACAGGATCGAACGGTCCCCGTCATTATGTGATATCCGTTTATCCATAATTGGCAAAGTGTTCTTACCTTAAATAAATCTTCAAGATCGACTCCAAGCTCTCCCCAAATTCTTGAATATAAATTATGAGAATACTTATTTATAGTATCAACTATTCTCTGAATTGTCGATTGATCTGGAGTTATGCTGGCTTGAAATATTCCACCTGGATTGTTTCTATCTTTTCTCCATGACATATTTTGAATAATATTATTAACATCATTTCCAATTATTTCAATCGGAACAAAAGGAAGCCCGAATGGTGAAAACAATAATTGTATTTGCGGAACAAAGGCGTCTTGGCTATCGGAATATGCGATAGACGATTCCACTCCTGCGTTGAAGATTATCTTTTTTTTAAAAGATAATGCTCCTCGTTGTTCTATTTCACTATAATCTGACATTTATTTCCTATTGCGGTACAAACAAATATGATGGACTGTCTTTTTTTATATTTTCCTTAAATGTTTGGTTTAATGATTCAGCCGCATCTTTACAAGCATTAACTACAATTCCAACTGCTCCAGTCAAATCTTTTAATGCTCCTGCAACATGTGGAAGCGTTGAATCCGCGATATCAATCATTATTTTTTCCATTGCCAGTGAAGCTTCTGCAAATCCTGCTCCATGTTTAAAAACTAAATCCTCTTCCATCCCTGCTTTAACTACTCCATATCCAGAATGGCTTCCAATTGTTTCCTTGTATCTTTCCATCAAAGTGTCGAAACCTTTCTTAGATACATCTTTTGCCGGAGATTGTGCGGCCCTCCATGACGTAAGCCTTTGTGGTTGCGTGTCACTCCACCCTAGTTGATCAGCGATTGTGCTGAACATTTGAAAACCTTCAGCCCCGGAACCAAATTCTTTCTGTATATTTCGAACAGTTTGCATTTTTAATTTTTCAGGACCAGCTTCGAATGCAGCATTTTTAAAAAGTGTATGAGCCGCCGCCGGTCCAATTGCATTTTGAATATCCTCGTATGTCGCGTTCGGACCAAGATTTGTCAAGGCTCCGAATTGTTTTCCAGAAATAAGTCCTGATTCAACAAGCCTTTTTCGATATTCAATTCCCCCTTCACTTTGATCAGTTATATTTTTTGTTAAAATATCTTTTGTGGCCCCTGCTGCATACAGCCCTTCAAGAGTTTCACCCATTTTACCTTTTTCTGTTTGAGATTTTACATTTTGAAAACTTTTTATAATATTTAAAGCAGCATCAACGCTTTTACCTGGTGTAAATGTAGTAAGAGATGAAATTTCATCTCCTATATCTTTCGCCATATCTGAAGTGTTTATTCCAGCCTTGACCGCTTCTTCAAGAATGCTCGATAATCCACTCATAAGAACAGGGAGTTCAGTTTCTATTCCCATTCCTGCTCCTTGCTGCGCGGCGCGTCCATATCCAGCGCCCGCACGGGCAAACGTACCAGCTTGGCCGAACACTTCTCCTGGAGATAGACCAAAAGTAGCCCCAAGATTTACGGCAGTTTGATCCTCTTGTCCATATTTAATATTGTGTGCGAATTTTCCACTTGTGGTTGCATATGATTTCATGCCTGATCCCATTTCGGCAGCATTCCACATTCCTTGTCGAAACCGAAATCCGGCTGTTCCTACATTTCCTTTTTGAGCGAGCGTTCTTTCAATAAACGCCTGTCCGATTTGATTTACTTTTTGAATTGTAAATCCGGCAGTCGCTACCATAGCCCCAATTAGTGGAAGCGATGCTCCTACCCCCCCAATACCGGCGCTATCCCTGCCGATCCCTCGACCACCTCCGCTCCCAAGCCCGAGTCCACCCCCTCCGCTGTGCTCAACGGCTCTTGTTAATTTCTGAATTGATGAATTAAGACTTTTTAACGAAGTTAAAATTTCTTTATTTATTGCGGGCGCGGCACCAGTTCCCGCTTGCTTTTCGGCACCACGTTGCGCCTGAAGAACCTTTTGACGAGTCGCAAGCGACTGTTTTCCAGCCCCGGAATATTCAAATTTTATTTTATAATCCATCAGTTAATCCCCTTCCGCGCAATAAATCCCAAAGTTTCTCTTGCCTTATTTGCTTCCTGTTTTCCGTATTCTCTGGAATTCCCTCAATTTTTTCTGGAGCTTTTTCTTCTTCTTTTATCCCAAATTCTTTTTTTAATTCACTTATTCTTTTTTTCTTTTCAGAAATCAATCTTTCTTTTTTAAGTTGTTCGATATCTCTTCCCTGAAGAATTGCAATATCAATATCAGTTTGTTCGAGCTTTACTTCTTTTAAATTATTGATTTCTTCAAGTTGTATTTTATAATCAACTTGAATGCTCCAATTTTCCTGACTCGGTATGGACCCTATCAAATAAATTAAAAAAGCTTTTTGCTCGTCAAGCATATTGTCTTTTTCGCATCCTACAGGCCATATGTTAAAATATTTTATTAAGAATCCATCAATAAAATATTCCGGTTTACCCGCTTCAAGCAATAGGTTTATTTTTTTTTAATTTCTCATCGAGATCATTTGTGTGTTTTCTTATTTCAACCGCAACTTCAGATATCAACGAAACATCGGGCCATTTTTGGCAACTCTCATTTGACTTTAACGGCTCCGGATATTCTTCAATACAGGTATCGTTTATCGCGATATTTTCAAAATAAAAATAATCGTCCTGAGTGAAAGCTTCAACCGAATTTCCGTTTTGAAGAGCTACTCGGCGCTGTGTTATTTTAACGCGATCTATCGGAGAAATATACCGTATTTTGAAAACAAGTCCGCCTTCAGTTGTTATCGTTTTGAATTTTTCGTCTTCTAACGTCAACAGGTTCTTCATTTAATTTTACCTTTTATAAAAAATTTAGCCCCGCCCTAATAAGAGCGGGGCTTTTATTCTTAAGAAGTTTGCAGTCCGGGAAGCAGCATCCTCGCCCTCCAGCGCGTTTGACGGTTCATGAGCGCCCCTTGCGCGACCGTGGTATCACCACCACCATATTTCACCCCAAGAATTGTAAACAGGACGGTGAGTGTATGAATATCGAGTCCAGTGAACGTGTATAGTCCTGAACTGTTGATATTGTTGTTTCCATCCGGTTGCCAGCCTGGGATTGATACCGATCCTGCAATATTTGTTCCGCGAAGAAGGAATGTCCCCATGGTCATGTTGCAATCGTATCCCATGGAAAGCAATTCTCGGAAACCATAATACCCAAGAGTTTGAATACCTTGCAGCATGTAATCTTCACTGACGTTCAAATCAGTGCTGTATGCCATGATGGTATTATCCTGCATCAAGAAACAATCTATGCCAGACCCCACCGGGCCGCGTGGCTCACCTGCTTGTCTGAAAGCCATTTTATTTGCCCTCCCTTAAATGTTTTGACCCGGAACAATGAATGTAAAGAAATTGAATGCGAATCTTGGCGTCACACTCATTGTCAGTGTTGCATATGTAATAAATTGCTCCCCATCCTGGACGAAGGAGACTCCACTGAATGCGAGTTGTCCATCGGGTCCGTTCGTGATCCATTTGTAATCATCACGGTATTTCGGGAACAAGAATGTCGTGATCCAGTTTTGAATTGTGGAAATAATAACCGAATTCGCAACAGAATCAAGGGCGCGTATTTTTTCGATTATTTGTTCTTCATAATCTTTTGTAAGAACATTTATCGAATAAACTACACTTGGATTTGTCCTTGTTACCTGGCTGCCCTGGAACGTGGTGTTATTGCATTTTATTTCAAAATTGTTTTCATTGTTTGCATTCGCTGTCTTTTGAATAAAAGTTGCTCCAGCGGCAGCGTAGTCTTTTTTGTCCTGAGTTGATATTTCAGGAGTCGAAAGAACATTGAGATATTTAAAAACTATATCCATCCCCACGTTGTTCGAATATCTGAATCCTGCGATCATCGCATAAAGATAATAAGGAAGGAATGTGGCGTCTGCTACCTTATTAACGTAATCGTATCTCTTAAAAGAAGAAACACAATATTCGATATATGCCGAATTCAGGGCTTTCATTTCAGCGATTCGAAGTGCTTTTGTTGTCTGAACGCTTCCCGCGCCGAACCCTGCTTGTCGGTACATTTTTTCTTGGATCGAATTCATCCGTTCGCAATGATCCTGAACAAGAAGATGGATCGTTTCGCTTCCACTCATACATACGATATTATTGATATTGTATTTTTCGAGTTTCACGAGGGCCGCTGTCCAGTCGGCAGTTGTCGCGGCTGATACTGTCCCTCCGGTAAAATATTGGTATTCGCTGAGATTATCCGGAACGGTCCTTGCCGCTGCCGCATGAAGAGCCGCAAGCACAGCCCCGGTCCCATTGAGCAACCTGATAATTGCTTCAACGATCCCTACGCAGCTATAGGAAGATTTTATATTTACTGCCGTAACCGCGTCAAAAACATTTGGAAGTTCGTCGCTCAATCCCGTAAGAAGACATGTGTAATTCGCCTGGGTATTGATGAAATTTATCAATGACCCTATATCGGAATAATCAGCGAGCGTGATATCGAGATCATCGGCAGGAGTCGCCGCACAACTCGTGGTAAGCTTTGTCGCGGTTATTGTCATCGTTGCCGTTGCTGCCGCTCCTGTGTAAAGAACGGACATAAGCGCGAGCGTCACGTCGTCCTGTTTTAAAATTTCGGAACCCTTGTAAAGAATTTGAACGAGTTTTCCAGTATTCGTCCCCGTGCTGACTTTGACGGCCATTGTATTTCCGTCTGTCCCGTACTTTATGGAGGAAATATCAATAATCGGATTTGCACTTGCGTCAAGCTCCGTTGATGCTTTTGTCATCTGGTTGACAACAATACAGTTTGCAACACTTGGCTTGTTGAACCGTTCATCTTTGTGAGGAGTTAAGAAAAATTCAGCACCATAATAAACATCCCCACCGCCAAAAACTTCGAGAGCTTGCGATTGCCCTCCGTCGATCACGTTGATCACATCTTCAGCGTCATCGAATGCGGTGTAAGGAATTCCACCCTTTGCGGCCTCTCCCATGATAACGGAAAGTCCGGTAACGGCACCCGCTCCCTGGTCAACCGGGAATTTTCTTTGTGTATATGCTCCTGGAAGAATTATTTTTTGCCCTGCGAAATCATAATACTGTGCCATAACGGTTGCTCCATTTTAATGTTTTGACCTATGCCGGTTTTGTTATGGCTTGTTTGGTCTGTGAAAATTTATTTTGCGATTTCTCCATTAAATTTATCTATAATTTTGTCCCAAGCAATTTTTTCAAACTTCGGATTGTTTGGATTTATTTTTCTGTACCACGATATGATAATTCTATCAAGATTTCTGTTCCTTGAATAATTGCTAAGATATTCATTAAGCGTTATTTTCATTTATCACCCCGGAGTACCAAATGTTCCTATTAAACTATGATCCGTTATCACATCATCACTGTATATTGTATAATTATTATATGTATTCATAAATGTCAAGTTATATTCTGTGCCGAAAAGAACGCGCCCAAAATTAAAATTTACAAGACCCTTTGTTACTTTTACCATCATGTTTTGTAATTTTGAATCATCACCGGCAAGAGATACCTGTATGTCCATCATAATGCTGTCAATGAGATTTCCCAAAACAATGTCCATATCGGGAGTTTCGGACCACACACTTATATTTATTTCCTCGTTCTTTCTCCATTCATGCACTTGAGCCTTTAGACCGCCTGAAGGATTCCTTTTGTACGCTCCAATAATTAAATCAATCTGATCTTTTGTTATCAAAAGTTCTTTTTGAATTTCTTCATCAGTCATTGCGTAAAAAGCTTTTAATATTGAAACAAATTCATCATCAACTATTTCGGTTGAAAATCCCGCTCCTATCGTAAATCCTATATCGCTTGGATTAGACGGAGTTACACTTATTGCCGGAACTATTCCCGAGCGCTCCGTTTCTCTCCCGGCAAGCTTATTCATCATCATAGTAACAATCGGGTGCTGTTTTGAAACATTTATAATATCAATCATTTTGTTCGTAATTCCGGGGAGATCACGAACGACAAGTTCATCCTCAATTTTCTTTTTAAAAAATTCTATCGATTGAATTGTATAATCTGAATATTTAGTAATTACTAACATTTATTTTTCCATAAGTTTGACTAAATCTTCTTTGCTTGTTTTTGTCCAACTTTTTGCATAAATGATTTTTGGATAACGCCTGTTCTCAAGATTATTCGGTTCAGGGTTATCTTCAAAGCATACGAAAGTTGGCTTGTAGCCATACTTGACGCTCATTGTTTTTCCTTTCTTTGGCTGGTTATCCGTAAGCCATCGAATATATCTGTTCCCTTCAAGAATATAGTCTACTTCTCTATAATATGTTTTTCCATCAGAATCAAGTATCACATCATTCAATTCGAATATTTCTATTTGATACAAAATGTCAAGCTCCCCCGCATGGGGAAGCATTTCTGTTTTTGATTGCGTGTCGGCAGCGATTACAACGATATCACCCTTGGCAATATTAAACCATGGGTAAACCGCCATTCTTATTGTTCCACTTTCGAGATCGTTTGTCCATTTTTCGAGATCATCTTTTGTTTTAAGATCGGCGGTAATTATTTGTGTCAAATCAGCATAATAATAATCGGCCTTGACTTGGCCCTCTACCACATTTTCATTTTTTGATTTTATTGTATTTCCATTTCTTGTGAAATCGGTTATGTCGTGTCCGGTTACAAAATTATATAATCTTGTTATTTCAACAATATCTGCTTCGGCGCGAAGTGGATTACTACTTTGGTATTGAGCATCAAAATATGTTTTCGTGGGCCACAAAAGACCGTTTTTAGAATCGACTTCTAATATGTCCCCTTCTATTTTTGTCCATCCATCAAAAAAATATGTAACACGAAGTTGCTCATATTTTTTTGCTTTCACAGTTGAATTATTAACATAAATTGTCGTTTCATCAAAGCTTTGTATCGGAAGCTCCTGAATTCCTCCCTGGATTGGTGCAATTATTCTTTCAACTTTCGTGGCTTCAAGAACGGGTATATAATATGGATATATTTCTGTAACATTATCATTGCATTGGCTGAATTCATCTGCAATAAGAAATCGTCTTTGATACGTATATACATAGCCGAATCCATGACAAATAGAACAATGCATCTTCGGGGAGCCACCATTTTCGGGAACGCATGGACAAAACATTGCCTGTTTTATTTTGCATAACTGGCCGTGGCTTTGTATTAATTTAGAAAAACTTTTCGGCTCTCCATAAACAACAAGAGAATTATTCTGACCTATGTTTCTAAACTGTCCCATTATTCAGAAACCCTTACTCCAAATGCATCAATTTTTTCCATTATGGAATTTAGATTATCAATAGATAATTGATTCATTCCAATTTCAGAACATTTATTTTTTATATCCTGAATATGTTTTTTTAATTCTTCATTATGCGTTCTAAGTATTTTGTTTCTTATTTCGAGAGCTTTTATTTTTTCGGGAACAAATGATTTCCCTGTTTTTTTTGTTTCTTCAACCATATATTGAATCAACGTCATGTAATTTTTTACTGGTTTTTCATTCACGAAATATCTGCTATATTCACCTTCTGGAAATTTATTTTTCTTGGCGTCTTCAATCGATTCAGCCGTTTCTATTCTAATCTCATTGCTGCCTTGCATAAGCTTTTGAGTTATCATTTTTATTGTCCTAAATTTCCAACAAGAGTCCTGCTGTATTTTGCACGGTTTTGAGCGAACCATGTCTTTATTTCTTCTTTGTATATTCGTATGCGAGCGCCAAACGCCGCGTTTTCGGCGGACAGTGTTGTTCCTATACTTTCAGAAACTGAATTCAAGCTTACACTTCTACTCGCAATAGCTGCAAGTTTTCCATCACCGTATATATTCAAAAGAGTAAGTGTTGCGATTTTTTGTATTATGTACCTGAATTCATCAGGAACATCCTGGCAATTCTCATATCCAGTCGAATAATCTATCAAAAAAATATTTTGACGATTTGAATTGAATGGAGAAAAAAGATAATTTTGCCATATATACTGATATGTGTTGCTCCTGGTGGAGAGATACCTTGGTCGGAAATAACACGCACCTACAAATCCACCCTTAAGGAATCGATAAGGCATTAAATTGATCACGGTATTTGCATAATAAGGATCAACAAAATTTGCAGTAAGAACATCCCGGACGGGACGGCGACGAAATTTTACTCGGCATTCCTGCCGGGCAGCAATGATCCTGTACGGATATCCTGGCTCTCTTAAGTATAATTCAGATTTTTGCTTCCTTGTCATCCTTGACGTAAAACCAGAATCATCGTAATCGGTTCGGGGAGTACCGACTCCCTCTTGATCGATTTGATCTTGATAACGAATTATTCGAGGTAGCAAGTCGATATTCAATTCAACTTCTACATATCGCGTTGCCACTCGAATATAATCAAGAAGTTGATCGTCGGTAATCGTTGCACTATCGGCAACGGCGATAAGCGGATTTCCGAATAATTCGTTATATCGCAATTCGTCGGCAGTAACTAATAGGCCCCACTTGGGGGCCATATAGTCACTACTGATATCAGGATTATTAAAAACAAATCCTTTTCTCGTTTCTCCAGTTGTCATATCTTTTTACAGATTTCTCTTATAATAAAGATACACTTGCGCTGCATCAGCTTCGGCATTTGAGAATACCCTCACCCCATCGGCGGTGACGTATTTATACGCATCATCGATGGAAGCAGCCCTGGCAATCGTTTGATCGGTTGCGCACGTCATCACATCAGTCACCGCGTTGACGCCCGATCCTGTTTTTACTTGCATTGTACCGCCCGCACTCGATACGGTCGGAATAACCTTCACGTCGATTATTTCTGAACCGATTGGAATTACGGCGGCTATGCCGACACTGGAACCACTTGCAAGAGCCGCGACAGAAACTTCGGAAACAAGGATGGAAGAAGCCATTTCTGACTTTCCCCATTCCTTTTGAAGTCTTTGCATTGCTTCAAGATTCGGATTCCCGCCCTGGCCTGTGTCGTCCGAGCTTTGATGAATAGTCATTTCCGAACCTCCCTTACTTGATGTACTCTATGTAAACATCTCCGCGATCCAGCGCCCCGTTGGAAAAGATTTTAACGCCATCCGCGCCAACGAGATTGTAAGCGTCATCGATTGTCGCCGCACGATCAATTGCGCCTTCGGTGTTGCAATCCATCGCATCGGTAATGGCCGATGGTGAAGTCGCTCCGGTTTTGACTTGCATTGTACCGCTTCCATTCGAAGACGTACAAACGACATGCGCGTCAATGATTTTTGCGCCCACGGGTATATCAACGGCAATACCCGCAACGGCAGTTGCCGTTATGGATGTTTTTGAAACCCTCAAGGCAGCCGAGATATTCGATTGAGTCCAGTTATTCTGAATAAATGCAGAAGCATCAAGATTCGGGATACCTTGGCTTTCGTCAAATGCACTTTGATGAGCAGTCATTTTTTTGCTCCTTTAATTCGTTAAAATTTTTCTGACCAGAGAGAGAGACGATAAATGCAATTTATTCGCGCCATCAAGAACCGATATCATTAAACGCATAAATTCTGTTTCATGATCATCGAATTCAAATTCTTTTTCTCCCGAGTCTGCTTCTTTGATCTGTACCTTTTTCAATATATTTTCTGCCAGTTCAAGGGTTTTAATATTCCCTTGAACTGGCAGGATATATTGAACCTGGAGTCTTTCTTCTACTGTGAGCAAGAGTTTCATTCTTCGAACACGCCCCTTACAATATATCCCTTCGCAATCATTACGTTTCCGACTATGGATATTCCATAATCGCATCTGATCGGAGAAAAATTAGAGGTAAAGGAGCCAAGACCAGCAACAATCTCCACCCCCGCCCCATCGTTCAGTGTAACGGTTGTTCCTGTTGCCGGGATTATGGATTCCAAGAAAAAGATTCCTTTATCCACGGCAACGGATTGGTCTATACCGCTGATAATCACAGAATCATTTATTCGATTTTGTTGATGGTCGATAATGATATTGCGCGTGTTCGATTTCTGATATATGCCCATTACATCATCCCTTAGATGGTGTTAAAGCGATTCATGCTCGCCGCTTCTACGCCGATATTGCGAATTTCGCAAAGGACGTTTTTCTTGTAATACTTCGGAACGCCGTACAGGTTGATAAGGCCCTGGCTGTAGCGCCCGATTTTTGCAAGATCGGTATTGTGGATTGGAAGAAGCTGCGCGAACGCAAGCACCCTCTGTTCGCTCGCTTGGGTTTGGTCAATGATATACATGCGAGCGGTCCCCGGTATGTAGAGATTCTTGTCCACATACGTGAGAGGAGTGAGAGGCGCGGCGGCAGCTTCCACGGTATCCATGTACCGATATACGCCGGACCCGCCAACCTTTGTGCTGTAAATTTCAAAGCACGAAGGAAGCTTCGATCCTGCATCGGCCGGATTCGGGGTGATGTTAATCGTAAGCGACCCTGCCGTATCAAGAACGCTGGTGCTTTCAACGGCTGCACAAGCGATTGACCGGCCATACGCATTCCTGGCGACAACGCGATACGAATACTTGACCCCGGATGGCCTGGTCCCTGTTGCGAGCCAGAGCGATCCAGCAACCGTTGCGGAGTCATTTGTGAGCGTGATCGACGGGACGGACGGCGCCTTGTCGGACGTTGCCCCTTCAACCCAAGCTGCTGTTGCGTTGTTGTAATACTGAGGAACACCCTTGGATTCGAACGCCATGCCAAGAAGCTTGTCCATCCTTGGGGTCATCATGCCATAAGCGGTCATGATTCCGGAAATCCTTCCGCCGATAGTAATACCGTTCTTTCCCATTTCAACAATTTTTCGATCACCCGTTGAAGCTGCCTGGGATTCGATGATTGTTGAAAGGTTTTGAACTCCGGCGGGGGAAACGTAAATCTTTGCGTTTTCCGCATGGCCGTTCGCTTCGGTAATGATCTGACCGATAAGATTGAAGGTCGCCATGGAAACCGATCCACCGCGCATATCCTTGATCTGATCGGAGGATTCGCCCGCGATTGTTTTTGCAAGTCCGTCAATCGACTTGGGTATCCATGTCGAATTTCCGGAATAAAGCGCGATATCGAGATTGCGAAGGAGCCTGGTCATGGCCGCACGTTGCGAACGTGTCCGTTCATCGATGATGGTGTTTGTTGCTTCAGCAACATCGCCCACCGTCCAACCTTCGGACATGAACTTTACAATCGCGATCTGCTTCAGGATATCAGGATCACGGAATTCGGGATTTTCGATCTGGCCCACGAATCCGCCATCATTGATACCAACGCCGATCTGCTGGTCGTATTCTTCAACGGTCGAAAACGCCTTGATCTTGTTGATATCCTGCCACAACGTAAAATCGGTTGCGTTCAGGGTGAGATCGACAAGCATTCCCTCAAGGCTCTGCCTTGTGAGCGCTCCGCCGCTTGTCGAATAAAGTTCATCGGAACTCCCTGGAGCGAGAAGAGCTTTCGACAGCGCTTCTATTTGATCCGCGCTGGAGATACCCATTTCGGTATCAGCAAGTGCTAAAATTTCTTCAGGATTCATTACTTGGCCTCCGCGATAAGTTTTTCAACGAATTGTCTTTGGGGAACATTGAGAAGGTTTGCGTTTTTCCCCTTGGATTCAAAAACGGAAAGTATCTGTCCGGCAACCGAATTACCGGCTTGCGTTGCTTTCATGAGCGCCGAGTAAATGATCTTGTTCCCGTTCTGGTCAATGGGAACCAGCGCTTTTTTCATTTCGGAAACCGAATCCTTTCCCTTTCTGCCCTGGGGCTTTCCAAGCCATTCGTTGATTGCCATTGCCTGATCAGCCGTAACCTTTGCCGCTTTCCGCATCACGCTGAATTCTTTTTCCTGCTGATCGGAAATGAGGACAATCTGATCGGCAATACTTTGAATTGCTTTGCTCATTGCGGAGATGCATTCGGTCTGCGCATCAAGGATCGGTTTAAGGTCTTCCATTTCGACAACAGCGCCCGCTGCATCGATATCGAAATCACTTACGGCCTTTTCCATTTTGTCACCAAAGATTCCGGCTTCTTTGGCTGAAGAGGCGGCATGCTTTTTGTTTTCTTTCATATAACGCTTCATATGCTTTCGCATATATTTTTCGTTATATTCGCCTTCCTCCTCTTCGTCATCGTCGTCGTCTTCCTTTTTCCCTTTTCCCTTGGAACCCTTTTCGTCGTCATCCCCTCCCTTCTCGGCCTTGAAAAGTTCTTCTGATTCAGAATCCTTTTCAAGAGCCTTGGCAAGAGCTTGGAGGGAATTTTCGTCGGCGTTGCCGTCCTCAAATGCGGTTATAATTTCATCTGCCGCACTTTCGGGAACTCCTTTTTCTAACAGTTCTTCTTTTGTAAACATGTTAGCTATGCTCCTTTTTTTGATTTAAAATATTTGTCAATAATCATAAATGACTTACTTCCAAATGCTTTCTTGTTTTGTGATTCGAAGTGACGAATATATTCTGCTTTCGTAAGAGGAATTTTTTTATTTTTTATTCCCAAAACAGTATCCAGTAAATCAGTCGCCTCGTCCTCGCTGAATGTAACCGGCTTAGAAATACTTTGCTTGGTCACAACTCCGCCACTTGTTCCGTACATATCTGATACGGAGCTTGGAGCCATTAGTGCCTTTCTTAACTCTTCTTCATTTTTGATAACTCCATAATTTTTTGTGAATTCTCCCATATTGTCAAATTCACACATAATATCATTTGCTTTTTGAAGCAATCTTACATTCATTCCTGGAGCACGATTTATAACGGAATTCGACGGAGCTATTGCAAGATGATCCCACCGAATTCGGGGAACCACTCTATGTTTTTTCCCGCTTGAATCAGAAACCTCCAATACCATTTTCGATCCGCCGACTGATGCAGCGTATACTGGAAGATTCGCCTTGAGATTCGGGAGCATCGATTGAACGATTGGATGTTCTTCGGCAAGACTTGCCGTGACAACCGGCTTCCCGCCTTCCCATCTGAATGCGATTGGTTTTCCAATTATTGCGGCTGTTTTCTCTGCTTTTGTAAGTAGTGGATTCCTCGATTCATGCCAGTGCTCAATCACACCAATATCGAGGAATTCTTTTACTGTTTCGGAGTTGAAAGCTTCTTTGAGAATTGTTTCTTGTTCGGTATCTTCGGTAAGATGGTTCGCAATTATATCAACGGTGACGACTTCGCCAGCTTTTTTCAAATTTGATATTTCAAAACCGTTGACCTGGAAAAGCATGTTAGCTTTACACAACTCCTTTTTAGCTTAACATGATTTCCTTATTAAGGAGGGATTCTATGTTTATGTCGCAATATTAGTATATACGTAAATAATTGTCAATAAATAATTTAATCGGTTAATTTTTTACCAAAAAACAAACAATTACAAGATTTTTATTCAGTGATTATCTCCTTGCATTGTTTGCATTTTGCCTTGACTTTTCCCGTTTTCTTGTCCTGGTGCAAAAGTGTGATATTCCGATAAAGAATTTCTTCATCGTTTTCAATAGAATAAACGGTGTTGCATTTTGGGCATTTGTTTTTAATCCCATTCTCAATTGTTATGCCGTACATTATTTTTTAACCTCCACTTTTTTCTTTGTCGGTTCATTCGGTTTTTTAGGTGAAGTCTTTTCCTGTTTTCCGCCAAGATTTATTTTTGTTTTCTCTTTAATTGCTTCGCCCGTACTTTCAACCGCTTCCCCGGTCGGTTGATTCGGGTTTTTCCCTGAGAGGGCATCAGCAAGAATTGTCGCCATCTTCTTAAGCGATCCCCTTATTATTTCCATTTTGGGATTCGATGATTTTTTCTCTCCTGGTTTTTCTTTCTTTTCATCTTCTTTCTTTTCACGTTCTTTTTTGCCTTTTTCTTTTCCGTCACTTACCGGAACCCATTTCCCTTCAGCCTCTTTCCTACGTCCATGGGAAACGGTGCCGATGGGCATTTTTTTTGCTTTCGCAAGTTCGGAGAGAAGAAGAGAAGAAGCTTTTTGCATTTTATCCGCGTTTATATGTTTTCCATTCGCAATTGCTTTTTTGAAATTGTCTTTTCCTGCTATTGAGAGTTGTTTTTTTGCATTTTCAATTGCAAGGTTTTTATTGTTTCCCTGTCCAACTTTCAATCCGGTTTTCTTTTCTGAAACAGAATATCCACCATTGGGTGATTTTATAAGAAAAAGTGATTCCCCCCATACACTGAATTGTGATTTTATATCTTTCGGCTCTATTATCTTTTCCGCTGAACCTGTGTTTATTTTAAATACTTCATTTTTATTAATTTTTACAGGCTCCCATCCTTGATCTTTTATATTGTTTTCAATATTTTTTTTATTTTCTTCTTCATTTTTTTGAACTTGAATTATGTTTTTTTCCCATTTTTCGCGAGCTTGTTTTAATTGGTTCGAATCGAGTTTCCCATTCCCAAGTTCTCTAAAAAAATCTTGAACAACATTCATTTTAGATGGAACCCTTGTTTTTTCTATAGTATCTTTGAATTTATGTAATTCTTCTTTTATTTTTTTATATTCAACTTTGTCAAATCCCGGCAACCCTAAGTCATTTAACCTATCCGCAGAATCCAGTGTTCTCACTCGTGTATCCTTTTCCCAGTAATCATTATATATGTCCGAATAAAGAGATGGGAGATAAATTTTATTCAACTCCATTAATGGATTGTGATCACCTTGTGCGACATAAGATGCAGCCTCAAATACGGCTGGTTTATCTATTTTTTTTCCATGATGTTTTGCAATTATGGATGCAAATTTCATTATTTTTTCAGGGTCTATTTTTTCATTATTTTTCAAAAGCTCAATAATATTTGGAGCGTCTTCGCTTCCTTGTAAATATTCTTTATCCAATCTTTTTATCTTGTCGAGAAAGTTCTCATTTTGAGTGCCATCAGACATAATTTCTCTTTTGTCACCTGTTGTAAGATGCTTTTTAACCTTCTCCCAATCAATTTTCCCGTCTTTTGCTATTGCATCTATTTTTTCCAGTCCTTCTCTCAATTTGTTGTTTGCCATTCCATCGAATTTTTTGCTTTCTTCATTTACATATCTTATCAATGCTGATTTATTAAAATCATTCATCGCATCTTTCCCGAATAAGTCATCAATACGAGAAGATACTTTCTGATTACTTTTTATATACTCACCTCTATCTTGCTCTCTCTTCTCCTGTCTCTCTGTGAATTGAGTTATTTTTTCTTCTTTTTGTGAAAGCTTAAATTCTGCATTATCAAATTCGGAATCGAAATTTGAATAATCCGGACCTACAACTAAGTCATTTCCGGATTTTTCTATTCCTGGAAACATTTTCATCAGTTTAAATTTTTCATCATCAGTAAATTTCTTGCCTACTTCTCTCGGAATAATTACCCTTGTTTTGCTGCTATATTTTGAACTCGAAACAACTCTCGGCTTCAACATATCCTTTCCCGACATAACTGCGCTTTTGTCTTCAGGTTGGTTTGAATTTTCTTTCTCTCCACCCGAAACAAATCCAGCAATCTTCTTAATCAACCCCGTGTCCCATCTGCTTCCCGACTCGGACTTCGATTCTCCTTTACTCTTGCTTTTGCTTTTTTCGGTTTTCGAACTCGTCGATCCCTTTTTCTCTCCTGGAGCTTTATTGAATTTCGTATCCCATTTATCTTTATTTGATAGATACTCATTCATGTGATCAGAGAATGTTTTTTTGTCAACTCCGGAAAGTTCAGACTTTTTGGAGTTGTATATCTCATTTACTTTTTCTTTCGCTTGCTTTTCATCCTTGAATCCGAAAAACGCCATTATCCCTGAAAGAATTCCCCCAGTCCTTTTCTCTTCCCCTGGTATCGTTCCATTCTTCTTATACTCTTTGTATTGCTGGGCATTATAAAAATAAATGTATCCCTTTCCTGTTTTCTTTGGAACACGACGAATATATTTGTAACTTTTTGCTTTTTCCATTGATTCTTGTTTTGGAATAACTTTGAAGTTTAGTCCATCTTTTTCAAATGAAAGATTTGCATATTTAGAATGTCCATATCTTTCGAACATTCCTTTCAGGGCGGATTGATAGGATTCTATTTTTTTTGGTTTTAATTTTCCATCTTTATCATAAAATTCATCTTCGCTATATACCTTCGGTTTAAATTCCATCGAACCATCTTCTTTTTTAATAACTGTTTTATGACCTATAGTAATTCCACCAATCGATTTTATTGCAAAATCTGAAATATCTTCTGGAAGTCTCTTCATACCATGAGTCTTTCCTATAGACGGATTATCTTTTTTTTGTTCAGGAATTTTTCCTGTTTTATTGTATTCACTTAATTGCTGATTGTTGTAAAAATAAATATATCCTTTCCCCTTCGGGTTAAGAAGTCTTTTTATATATTTATGCATTGTCGCCTTTTCCATGGACTCATTTTTCACGACATGAATTTTTCCATCTTTATATTGCAAAGATACTTTTCCGTTAAGAGCATTAAATCTTTTCTTTTCGAAATCCATCTTTCCACCACGAAAAACAGCGCGATGTTCCGTCGACATGCTCTGCATGTAATCGCTGAATTTCGCGTGAAGCTTGCTTGGAGTGCTCACGTCCTCTGAAGTCGAACTTCCCGAGCTATGCTCGCTGTGTTTGTGCGCTCCGGATTCTTCAACAAGCTTCCAGTTCCCTTCACTTATTTTGCGATACTGCTTTCCATCGGCCCACGTCGCCGTTTCACCTATTGCGGCCTTTTTCGCTTTTTCCATCGCACGTCCGCTTTCCGACATCGCGATTGCAACAGCCTGTTTATAATCAGTGACCTTTTTCCCATCACTTGATTTCAAAGTACCCATTTTGAATTCATGCATTACTTTTTCGAATTTATCATCAGAAACAGCTTTCTCAAGGTTAAGATAAAGACCATCATAAATTTGAATCATTCTCTTTTTCATTAC